ATGTTATAATCAGCTGTCAATCCTTGGTTAGTCACTCTTGGGATTAATTCCACAAGTGGTGTCCATTTTCTTGACTGGTCTGTGATTCTGGGATCAACATAGATTGGTACAAGAGCGTATCCTGATGTTCCTGTTCCGCCTGCTGTTGGACCGAGTGCTTTAGTCTGTATTGACTTCATACCTTTTTCCATGGTATCTTTCAATTGCCCTCTTATATCTGATCCAGTCCAACCGTTCACATATGCTGTGCCAGCTTTCAATAAACCAAATGAGGCTTCATATGCGCCTGCATGATCAAAACCTTGACCAATAGCGCCTGTTCCTTTGTTTGTCATCTTCATTACCTCTATGCTATTAAGTCCATTGGACCGCCGAATGATTTTACATCTGCTGATCCTTCTTGGCTTTTTGCTTCTTTGTTTTCTGCGCCTTTACTTTTTTGCAAAGGTTTTTCAACAATTGCTTTAAGCTCAGAATTTTGTTTCTTTAGTGCATCAACATCTTTTGTCAAAGTTTCAACTATTGACTTCATTTCAGTTAATGTCATACTTTTTCCTTCAGGTTCTGCTGGTGCTTCTGTTGGTGCTTCAGCTGGAACTTCTGCAGGTGCTTCTCCTTCTGCTGGTTGCTCTTTCCCTTCTTCCACTGGGGCTTCAGGGGGTTGAGCTTCTGCTTCAGGTACTACTTTATCGTCTTTTTTATCTACCATTTTTGTGTACCCCACGTTTTTATCGGCTTTCTCGCCAGATAAGTTTGATTTAATAAATCTGTCTGCCATTCCTGGTGATAGGTTTAATTCGACAGCTCTTGTGAATAGTTGTTCTTCGCTCTTCTTACTTGGTTTCTTCTCCTGTATTAGTCTTGCTTGAGTAATCTTTGGCTTCTTTGCCATTGGTGATTCTGATGCTTGTCTCAATTGGTCTGGAGTGAATTCATCTGCCATTTGCTGTGCTGATACATCATTATCTATAGACATTACGATCGCTTGTTTTGTTGTTTTTTCTTTTTTAGGTTTGCTTGATGATCCTTGTCTCTCTTTTGGTTTCTCATCTCCTGAAGGTTTACTTCTGCTTCGCTTGCCATCTTCAGGATATGTATAATTATATTTTCCTGAGCTTCCTGTTCTTTTGATATATTTGTGTTTTAATTCTGCGACTGCATTATCTATTTCATCAAAATCTTTAATTTCTACATTATTAATATCTTCAAGAATTTCATTGTCTTTCATAAATTCAAGACTTTTTGCCATAACAGCACTCATTGTTGCCATTGGATTGATTGGGTTTCCTGTTAATGCGACATTTAGAATATTTACATTTTCAAGCATACGGACACTCTTGCCTTGTTGTTGCATGCTTGTTGTTTTTGTAGGGACATAAGCTATACTAAACGCATCATACATTTCACTCTCAACATTATCCCAAATGTCTTTAAATGTCATGGTTACGTTTCCCTTCGCATCAAATTTCTTCCAAGTTGGATTCATCTGCCATTTGACTTTTACACCCTTTGCATCACGATCCTTACCAATTGCTTTCCCAAGAGGTATTCTTGTTTTGTTTGCTTCTGCATCAATAGCACTATTGCCTCTGAATGATTCATGCTCAAAATCTAATTTAATTGACCTATCATCAAATTGTGTCATCATATTATCCATGCATGATTTTGTCACAATATCATTAACAAGGTCCATGTCTCCAGTAGAAATATACCCCTCAACGAAGTATTCTTTGCCTTTGGGTCCAATCTGAGACTTGTAGTTCAGTTTTTCAGAATAAAATACAAATTCTTGTTGATTTTGGGTTCCCATATTATTGATTTATAATAGTTATGTATTTAAAGTTTTTTAGGGTTGAGCATTAATTAACAGTTATTTAATCTATAAGAATTAGTCAGAAAGAAATTTGCCAGAGTTATCAAAATGCCTGTCTTTATAATGTATTTTCAAGTGTTCAGATAAAGATAATAACTGCAAATTATCAAGTCTGTTATCAAGTTTATCCCTATTAATATGATGGATAGTATATCCTTTTGGAATATTTCCATGTTTCTTCTCCCAAATATGTCTATGTTCTAATATCCGTTTTCCTTTAATCCAAATAACTTTATATCCTTGAGCATGTATTGAACCGCCTTTGTTATTCCATGCCTGTTTTCCATACATGAGGTTACCCTTTCCTTTAAATCTGGCACTCATTTTTAATCTTGTTTCATCAGAATGTTTATGTCCAATACTTGATTGAGATATTTTCTGCTTAGTTTCATCAGAATGTTTAAAACCTGTTTTTAAATCAGTATTTGTTCTTGCTTTTAATCCTAATCTTTTGAATCTATCATATATTGCGAATTTTGATTTAAAACCGAAGAAGTCAGCTATTCTTTTAAAATCCCACTTATCTTTATAGTATAGCTTCTGCATAAGATTTATGTCAATCTCTTTTTTATTCCATACAGTACATCCTTTTTTAGCTGGCATAACTGATTGAAAGAACTGAAACCTTTTAAAACTTTCTATTCTTTGTCTTCATCAGCCACAACATACAGAACGCTCGATCTGCAATTAACATGAAAAGGATTAACTAACCATGTTTCGTCATTTAATTCAAACTTATCATTTAGAGGAATAGCTTGAGTCTCATCACCATATTTTTTATTTAAACTCTTACATATAGCAGAAGTTCTGTCATCAAGATGTACAGAAATATATTTATTCATATTAACACCTGATTTTTCATATCCATGTTGTCTACCCATTGCAGCTGCTCTATTGCTTTCTGTTCTTGCAATCATTGTCACTCTGTTGTTTCCTACATCGAATACCTTTGTGATTTCTGCCTTGACTTCTTCAAGTGAGCTTCCATCCATAAAACTCCTTTGCATTACACTTCTCAGTTTTTCTGCGATGTCATCATTCATTCCTTTGATATTGTCATAAGTATAATTGCTCATATAATCAATTGCTCCTGGATCCGGAGATATATTAATATTAAGGTCCTGCTCTGCTTCATCCCAGCCTTTCATATAATTGTTTTTAATGATTTCTTTAGTTATCTTCATAACTGCTCCGATTCCGAGAAGTGCCTTAAGTTTTGCTATGATCTCATTAATTCCTTTTACTTCCTTTAATGTGTGCTTTCCCATCTCTATTGCAAGGAGTTTCTTAATATCATCTTCATGTGTCTTATTAACATATTTGATTGCACTTTCAAGCCTTGTATAGCCTGTTGGTCTTTCGTTTTCTTTTAGAATAAGTGGATTGTCTGTTGGTTGGGCTTTTTTCTCTTTTTTCTTCTTTTTCTCACCATCCTCTTCATTGTCCTCATCATCTTCTTCTTCTGCATCAGGATCAAGCGTTGGTTTTTCAGGAGGACCTCTTAAGGATTTAAGTTTTTTTTTGGGATCAGTATCTGGCTCTTGATCATTATCATCATCATCATCTGTATCCAGGGCATTATCTTCACGATCATTAAAGTCATCATTTGGGTCATCTCCAAACTCACCATATTCTCCTTCTTGTTCAGGTTGTTCTGCTCCTGCTCTTGGATCATTGTCTCCCCATTCAACATCATCAAGACCTTCACTTGTTCTGCATTCATTAATAGTTTTTAATCCTGCTTCAACTTGTAATTTGTATAATTCATATTTGTTTTTTTCTTCATCAACATCAAATTTCTTGAACATAAACTTGTATTTTGGCTTTGTTATTGTCTTGCCTGATTTTGTCTTGATAGTTCCCACATATCCAAACTCTGACACTATACTCATGTTATAATCAGATTCGAGGTTTCTTAACATTGGATCTATTGCTTTCTTTCTGAATACCTTGCTCTGCACTATCTGGTTTGCGGATCCTTTTGCATCTTCTGTATATCCAAGCTCTACTGCAGTAACACCGAAACAATTTCCTGAAATACTGACTCTCCCATTTCTTCTGACAACCAAAAAATGATGGTCTGGAACAGTCACATCATAAACTTTACCTTCATAATGCGCTTTCTTAATATGCTTCTTTTCAATTAAGGAAGTGTTTTGTTCTTTTTTGAATTGTGATTTTCTCACAGTCAAATTGTATCCATTATTGTATTCATTAATATTTGAAGCAATACCCTCTTTAACATACATTTCCTGCAAATCATCAATTAATCTTTTACTCATACTAAAATAAGTATTATTTCTTCCTTTTTTTCCTATACTTCCATCAGCAAGCATATAAGATTCAAAAAATAGTTTTCGCTGTTCTTTGTTGCAATTTTTAATTATCTCTGGAATATATTTATTATGTGCTTTTTTGAATTGTGATAAATAATCAGAAAAGGCTTTATTCGAAAATCTGAAATAATGCATATTTCCATTTATGTTTACAGACTTCCCCATAATCATCGCGCTTGGTAGGGATACTTTTTCTTTATAATCAGGAGCAATCTTTGATAATATCTTTTTACAAAAATCAATATTTTCAGGATATACCTCACTTGCACATAAACATATTCGGTTATTGCCTGTTTCTATCCATCCATCGCCTAACCAAAAACCCATAAACTCCACAAACTCATTACCTTCAATCTTGAATGTTTCTGTTGATTTATGCAGTTTAGAGACATATTTATTTGCAGAAGTAAAGGTTACGTTATCTATTTTTGTACCCTCATAATATCCTGCTTGAGGAAGATACATCTCCATCTCATCTTTTGCTTGGGAAGTATTCCAATCTGTTTCTTTATTTTGTTCATAATCCTTCTGAGATTTATAAAGCATTTTGTGGTCTGGGGTAACAGCTAAATCTACATTTCTATGTTTGTAATAATATAATTCTCCATCATAATCATATACTTGTTTAGATATTGGATTCACAAAATCAATATTAAGATTCTTGGGGTTTACTCTTGCAACTTTCTCACTTTGTAAATCTTTAAATAATCTCCAACCATTCTCTGTGAGTATTTCAGTATCTTCCGAATAACAACTCCACACCATCTTAGAATACCATTTCTGCTTTTCTATTACTTGCATTTCGCTTGCTGAGAATTCTATTCTTGTAAATGTTGGGACCTTATTAACAATTGGGACCTTGTTCATGATCTTCTTCCAGCTTCCGAACTCATCCTTTGTTCTTTGTGTCTCGAACCATTGTTCCTTAAATGCTTTGATTTCGTCTGCATCAGATTCATCAAGCCCTATTATTCCCTTTGGTACATTGTTGTCATTATAATATTCAAGGTCACTTTCTATCATATATAAAAGCATCTGCAGATTCTTTGCCAATACTTGCACAGGACTGAAACCATAGTGATCATCAGTTCTCTTCATCTTCTCAATCCAGATTATCTCTTTTCTTCCGAAAGGCACAGGGATTGGTCCTGCTATCCACCCATATTGGAAATATGCTGCTTTCTCTCTGCTACTTGTTGCTGTTATCTCAGTATATGGGTTCAGATACTCGGCTCCTACTGTGTCATCTACAATACGAGTTGGCATAATAATATCATCTCTGTTTGTGAACATTCCATGCACATCAGGGTTCTTTGTAAAAGTTGCACCATCTCTTGCTACTACTTCCACCAGCTCTTCCTTCATATTATAAACTTTATTTAGAACTGCACTGTTTACTTCAAGAATATCTCTCACTGGCATCCTGATAAATACTTCTTCAAATGATTCTCTATTAGTATTTGGATTTAAAAAGAAATTCTTTATTTCTTCTTTCTCTGCTTCATCTTCCTGTTCTTCCATTCCATCATTTGGAACAATGTCCCATTCTATTGAAGCAATCTCATCAATAATTGTAGAAATGCACATCTCACAGTATGGTGTTTGTGCTAAGTATCGAATATAAGTCATATTTGCAAATCTTGGATAACCAAAAGGAGGTTTATACAAGAACTTTGGTATATATGCTTTATTGATTCCTTCTCTCGTAGTTTCATTAAGTGTATCGACTGTAATGACACTTTTCTTACCGAAACTGAATAATTTTTTGAATGAATTCATGAATGTAAATATAGGATATTTTTCTGGGATATTATCCATTGATAATTATTATTGTATTTAAAGTTTTTTATGGCTCAACATAACTCAAGCAAATCCAAACGATAATCCTGAGTTGTCTCTCCATACAAAATAAACCAGTCCATCTCCCCAATCTGGGGATTTTTCTTCAGGATCTACAACCTTTTTGTTTGCTGATGTTCTTTCTTTCGTCTCTCCTATCAATTGTGTCCTGATTTTATGATTTTCTGGAATATCTATCATATTGTTTCTCATAATTTCTGCAAGTCTGAACCAGTTCTCTGCCTTTTTATTTAAAAATATATCTTTCTTTAATGCTTTTTCTCCATAATGACATCCTACAACTGTTATGTGTGTGAGATTCTTTTCACTAATAACTTCTTTGAGTCTGCTTAATGGCCCACTTCCTATCCCTATTCTGTCTATGTTTATTCTTCCTGGTATCTCTGGCTCTATAAAATTCTCGGCTATATCTATTATCTTTCCAACTACTCTCATTGGATCACTAATTGGTTCACTATATGTTCCAACTACTTGATACTTGTTTTCCCATTCAATTCCCCACACTATAACTGTCTCATCCAATCCCATTTCTGCTGGATCGCATGCTACTATCTTTTTGTATGATCCTATCTTTTCCTGCAGATGTTTGAGTTTTACTCTGAACTCTGATTCCCCCAAGGTGTTCCTTTTCTTCTTTAATTCTCTTATTTCCTGTATAATCTTATCAAGTTGTTCCTGGAAGTTATATTTTGTCTTTTCTGCGAGTTGAATCCATTCAAGGCTGAATAAACTATCTTCTGACTGGTCAGGAAATAATGATTCATATAAAACTGTGAATTCAAGCGGTAATAAGTCTTTCTTTTGTTGCATTACGAACTTCTCTGTGGTTCTTCCTTCTTCTACTGCTTGCTTCCAACCTATCTGAATTACTTCCCATCCTGGATCAAGAGTATGCTCATATGCTTTATTATCTCTTTTCCATGGATTGTATAGTTCTATCTCAATTGCATTTTCAGGATTGTCTCCAAGCATTCTACTTGATTTTGTGTATGCTGCTCTATTGATTAAACACGCTTCATCTCTTATAAGAATGTCACATCCGAACCCCATAAGTCTATCTGCATCTCCTTCTCCACTGAATACCCTATATTCTGCTCCTGTTGTGAATGTCATTCTTTTTCTGCTTGCTTCCTTTCCAAGTCTTGCTGCACCAGTCACAAATATTTGAGCTTTTGCAAGTAGAGAAGGATCTGATATAATTAATTCTGATAAATATTGCCTAATGATTCCAGCTTGTTCTTCTTTTGGCCCTAAGAATGCGACCTTTGCAGGGATTCCAAAATCTAATAATAAAGCGATACCAAATGCAACACATTGTGTCTTACCATATCTTGTCATTGCAGAAACACTCAACTTCTTAACTTCCATAAATGCTATTTTTCTTACTATATCAGCTTGTCCTTTGGTTAGTTTGAACCCCCATTTATGTTCTACTAAGATGTCAACTCTCTTATTCTCAATACACCAATCAGTCACTTCCTGGTCTGTTGGCTCCTCTGTCATTAGTCTTCCTCAATCTTCTTTTCAAACTTTGCTCCTTTAAATATATTAATCTTGTTTTTGTTGAATTTTTCCAAAAGATCAGGATGTTTTCTCCTTATTGAGTCTGCTATTGTAGTTACTCCTTCAATCATATTGTTGTTCTGGATCGCTACTGTGGGTGCTTCCTGTGGCAACAACCCTATTAATTGCTTTCTTTTGATAGATAGTTGCTCTTCGTTCTGAAGCAGTGCTATTGCCTTTGCTCTTTCTCCTGGTTTGTTTGATACATCAAGTGCTATAATCCATAATTGTTTGGTCCTTTTGTCTTTGTCCTTCTCAAAGTCAGCCATGTGGTCTTCAGCTTTTCCTTGCAACCTCTCCATTGCTTCCTTTCTTTCTTCCTTTGTATATCTGACTATGCTCCTTGATGATACTCCGAGTTTGTGACCAATTTCCGAATAAGAGTATCCTGTTCTGATCATGTCTGTGACTTGATTCTTCAGTTTCCTTCTTTCTTCTTTATTCATTTTCATCTCGATGACAAATCGCCATATATATTCTTTGTGCTACACATTCCATTACATTGCTTGCATGCTTGTCTATTTCACTCATTCCTACACATATTGCTCCTGGTATAGCTTTTTGTATCCTTATTTCAAAACCCGCCACTCCGCTGAATGTGCTGAAGTATTTTATATTCATTTGATCACTTCAAATTTATATTCTCTGCCAACAATCCAGACAAATTTACAGTAAGGCACATCATAACCAAGAACATCTTCAATGAACTTCTTTCCTGATTGCAACTGAACAAGAGCATGATCTTTGTGCTTCCTCATTGATTTGTATTCAATAGGAATGGCTTCTCTATTACCAAAACCAATAATGAAATCAGGGAACATAGTATAATCAACACTGTTGCCTGGCATCCAAATACCTTCCCTTATTATCCATTTAACATCTCTTGGATTCTCGTCTATAGCATAAAGGTGAGATACAATATAATCCAGTGCTTTTGTATGTTTCATCTTCTTTTTGTAGTATTTTATTGCACCCTCATATATGTTATCTTGGAAGTCTTGCTTCATGCTCATTTATTATATCACTCTCATATTTTGCTTTGACTTCTTTAAGAATACCTATTTGACTTCTTAAGTTGTTCATAGCATTAATGTCTGCATATTCCATTGCTGCCCCAAGTACAACTCTATTACATCCTTTGTTCTTCTCCATTATTGTTTCAAGTTGTTCCTTCAAGTATTCTTCTCCTTGCCGGATCTCTTCCTGGACTATCTCTGTAAATTTGTTCTTCATCTTGAAGGTCTTTCCACATCTGCTGCATATAAGAATGTTTTTTGCTACTTCACCAAGCCTGTGTGTTTCCCTTGATACAATATTATGACCTATGATTTTACATATCATCATATCTCACTCCATTTCTTCCCATCTTTTCTTTAAATTTAAATGTAATTCTGGATGTTTTTTTTGATGACAATCTACACACAAACTCACTCCATTATCAATTTCGTATATTTTATCTGGATGCTTTGAAATTAACAATTTATGGTGTGCTTGTAAGTAAGTATTATTTATTCCACATTGTTGACAAGTATAATTATCCCTTTTAAAAACACTTTCTCGCCACCCTCTATACTCAGACCTTGTTCTTATGATTTTATTCTTCTTAGTTAATCCCCCCTTCCATAATGGGCTTTTTTCTCCTTTAAACCTTTCCCTATAATCTAAATCTCTACATTCTTTTGAACAATAAACCCTTGTTTCAATTTCAT